TTCATTTCAAAATTTATATCCTCAAATACTTTCTTTGAATGATTTGAAGAAACTAAATTTAAATCCATTCTATTTAATCCTTCAATCCATTGGGGATTAGGAACTGTAGTCTCAATTCCAGCAGTAAATCCAATATTATATTGTCCTACGGGTTGGAATTCATTTGGAATAGTAACTTGAGCCCAAATATCAGGACGTGTAGAAAGAGGTTTACCAAATTCTAGTAAGTGAGGTTTTAGGAAGTGCCATTCTTTATGTTCCTCTATAAAACCCCAAGGTGTACCACCCCATCTTTGAGGTAAAATTTTAACATCATATTTATCTAATTCGATAATAGCTTTTACCAAATCTCTACTTCGAGCACCATATCCTGAGTATGTGTCAATGGGGCAACTTATTACAAAACTATTTTTCATATTAGTAAATTAAATTATGTTGTACTGTTGGTTTTTTAAATTCATTAGCATTTATAAATTCGTAATTTTTTCTAGGAGTAAATTCTTCAAATGTTTGATTTATTCCTTCAATTACTCGTTGAGTCATAATCTCGGCTGTAAATCCAGCTTCCTCACTTATAGCCCATTCACGTCCTTTTAAACCTAATGCTTTTCTTTCTTCACGTGTCATATTATACAATTTTTCAATTTGTATAGCTGCATCTTCAGGTCTACACCTATCATCCCATATATAAGGGGTTTGTGGAGAACCTTGTAGTGAGCGATTTGTTGGGAATACTGGGAATGCCCATTCTCCATGTTTTGTGTACTTGCCTGTATGGTTTGAGGGTAGTTTAGGTGAAGGGGTAAACCATTTACCTTTATCATCTACAAACCTCATTTGATCCTGCATTCCACCTGTTACGTTTGCAATAATAGGAGTACCTGCTAAAATAGCTTCTGTAAGTGATAATCCCCATCCTTCATTTGAAGTAAGGAGGATTTGGGCATCAGCCATATTATAGAGGTAATTTAACTGGTTAGGGGAAATTTTATTGGTGGAAAATACAATACCCTGGTAGTCATCTCCAAATAGATAATCTTTTACGGCCATCAAATTAGTACCATGATCGCTAGATATTTCGGTATGGAGTACGAATTTAACTTTATCTTGTTTTTCTTTAGGTAATTGATCTACAAAATATTTCCAAGCTAGTAAAGTATCAGCAACTTGTTTCCTACGAATATTTCTAGAATTATAGAATAAAACAAATTCAGGATCAGTTTTAAATATTTGCTTTTTAAAATCTGTAAATTCTTTATAGTCAGTAGAATCCTTAGTAATGGGAGAGAATACATTATGATTTAAACCATGAGGTACGTATTTAATAACTTTACCTTCTGCTTTATCCCCTAATACAATTTGGTTAATGTTTACAGTTTGTTTAGAAATTCCAAATAAAGCATCACATGATTCGTAAAACGCGCTGTTATAAGCTGGGGCTGGATAATCATCCCAAATGTTAAGATAAACAATAGGAATTGTTTTTCTAATTTCATTTTCAACCTGGAATAACCAAGTAAAATAACGAGGGTCAGTAATTAAGAAAATAGCATCAATGTTAAATTCTCTAATTAATCCTCTTACTTTATCAATATCTCCATACCCTGAGTTTGGTTGGATTAGAATGCTTGCATCCTCAATTCCGTGTAATTTATTAGCGTCTCCACTAATATCTATTCTTTTACCTTCTTCGGGGTGCTTCATAGCTCCACCTAAGTTAACCCAATTATAATGGTGGGCTGAATTCATCACTATTTCTTTTCCAATGTGACCTACACCAGAAGGAAAACGAATATCATCAGTAAGCAGTAGAATATTTTTTCTCTGCTCTTTAGGAATATAACCTTCTTTCATTTAATTAAAGTTCTAAATTGTTGTGATTTGTAAGGGTTTTTCTAAAATCTTCATCTGTAAGATACAAATGGATAGCTCGATCGGCAAGTTTTTGGAAAGAGAATTTACGCTTCACACATTCGATTTTGAATGTTTCAAAAAGATCACTTTTGATCTTTACTGATGTTAATGTCATATCTGTTTTTGGCATAACGTTATTTATTTATATTTTTGATATACATATATAATTATTCTTCAAAAGTAGAAGAACATAAATGAGTTTTAAAATAAGGACACCATTTGCAATTATCGTTAGGGGTCTCAGGCATATCTTTTTCACTAAATCCTTCTCTAGTAAAACAATCATCTAAAAATTTATTTAACATTTCAGTTGCTCTATTGACTGAAGTTTTACCTGATGGAGGGTTAAATTGTTGGACTCGTTTAATTACAAAATCGTTTGATTCCCAAAGTTTTCGTTTTACAATGAAAAATTCAATATCAATATCGTTAATATCAACTCCATATTGTTCTGCAAAGAATTTTTTATATAAAACTAATTGGAATTGTTTTAGTTTATCCTTTTTGGCTTTAGCATTCCAACCATTTGTAGAGGTTTTTATATCGATTATAACGAATTTATTTGTGGGTTCATGGAAAAGGACGACGTCCAAGAAGCCCATGTATTTAACGCGTGATAACCGCGGACTAGGCGCCAAAACAATTGGGACCTCACAACCTACTAACCACCATCCACGTTTTGAAAAATATTTACCTCTATTTTTTCTAATATAGTTTATAATTTCTACACCATCAAAGTAAAATTCTCTAAGTGTTACAGCATCAGCAAAATGTTCATTATTATTTTGTTTATAAGCCTTTTTGTATTCGTCTCTTAATCGAGTTTCAAAATCGCTTTCTAAATCTAACTTATCAGCAGCTACCCCACTTTTATTATACATTGTATCTAAGTACATTTGTAATGTCTCGTGTAAAGCTGTTCCAAAAGTCATATGAATACTTTGATTGCTTACTTTATGACCATCTCTGTATTGCAGTGCCCACTTTTTGGGACACTGCGAGTACATTGATAGCTGGGAATATGAGATGTTTTTCTCATAAGCAAAATTAACCGGTTCAGGTTTATTTTTTTGTATTTCCCTTACTATTTGTGGGGGTTTCTTTTTAGCCAAAACTTATTTCTTCCATAACTTTCTTTCCACCAACTGAGCTATAATAGCATAGTTACATATGTCTTGGAAAGTATCAATAATTGTTTCGTTTTGGGGACCTCTATTATTAATTAATAGGTTTTTCCAACGATTGATCTTATCACTCATTCTATACCAAAGTCCTGAGAGAGCAAATTCCCTCTCCTCTTGAGTTCCAAGAGAAGTACCAGCAGTAATATTGTGCATACCATAGTCGAGATGTTTTTTGCTAAATAGCTCCAACTGCTCTTCCATGACAGCCATATAACCATTGTATATAGTAGGATATTCCTCTTTAAGTATCTTAGTATACTGGATTGGGTTGTATTTGGGGGCATCCTCATCTTCTAACTTATGCCCAAACGGATCATCACTCATATAACTCTTTTTTCCATTAAATATTTTCCAATTGCTTCCAATCTATCGTCAGCATCTGCTAACATAGATAATGCTTCCTCAGCATTTTTATAAAAATCTTCGGTTGAATGATCTCCAATCCCTGCGGGGTGTTTACCTAGTATTTCTAAAGTTAGTAATGCTTTGGATTTATCAGCTTCTGCTGATTTATAAAGCATGTCTACTAGTTTACTCATAACTCTGCTTTTTTAATTAACTTTTCTGTTTCTTTTTCATCTACTCCCATATTCCAAAGGATACCTCTAATACCATGTTCTTGTAAAATAGGGATATACTCATCAGCTTCTCCTAAACCACATTCTAGATAATCGGCTATATATTCAGCTAATTCTTGGTAATTTTTTTTGTTTTCGTTTTTAACATACTTGAGGTAAACTTTTTTCTTTGGAATCATTTCTTTGTAAATAGTATAAATTTGTTTCTTACTTTGTGGATTAACCTTTTGAACATAATTTACAATATCTATGTAATTTATATCCATAGATAAATATTTATGTATCATGTAAGAATTCCATTTATCCCACGATTCCTGTGAAAACTCTTCAGGAGAGGATTTATAGAGAGTTATCTCATTCAGCCACTGAAATATTGTTTTGACTTGCTTCATCTCTTAGTTCTGGGGGTAATGTGCTTTGAAGAATTTCACCTGTTGTAGGGTCATAAAATACCGGGATTGGCATATAAGCATCTTCAGAGGTGCCTGTTACAAACTTAGAGACTTTACGGATTAAAAATCCTTGAGCCCATACTTTTCCGTTTTTGTGTTCTACTGCCTCAGTATTTTTAAGGTCAATATTCACATTCATTTGGGGTTGTTGTTCCATAATTTATAATTGTTGATAATTAATTGTTTCTATTTCTCGGCATACATAAAGCATACCATCATGTCTGAAAACATGGGTGCAATTCCATAGCTTTTTTAGAATTGCAGAATCCCATTTTTCATTATCTTTTAATTTACGATAAACTTGAAATAAGTTATCTTGGATTGATATGGTTTCAAGATTCATCATTTTAATTCAATTAGTTTTCCGATGAGTGCCATTGCATTAATTTCTTTATCAATACGGAAATTAGACTGATAGCTATACTCATTAATGTAAATAGCAACCATTCCCTCCTTTCCATCTGCGTATACAGAAGCATTATCATACAAATAACGATAAAGTTCCTCAAAATCTTGAACATTTGCATTAGCGATAATTTGTCTAATAGTTCTCCAATTCGGTTTAACATTCTTTAATTCTTTAATTACTTGAACCATATAATTAGATGATACAAGTATTGATTTATCAATTACTATTTCACCGTCTTGGGTAGATAATTGAATAGTATTAAGCATTTTACGAATATCGGGATAATGCTGGTTGATAATAGTTCTTAAATCATCTGCACCACATCCTATCTCTTCACTTTTAAAAACATCCATAAGATGATAAGCAATGTCCTGTTTTGATGGAGGTACTATTTTAAGTACTTGACAACGTGATTGAAGTGGATCGATAATACGCTCAACATAATTACACGTCATAATAAAACGAGTAGTACGTGAGAATGTCTCAATTACATTTCGAAGAGAAGCCTGAGCTTGGATTGTAAGGAAATCTGCTTCATCTAGAATAACCACTTTAAGTGGTTTGAAAGAAGCTGTACTAGCAAACCCTGATACTTTATCTCTAATAGTTTCAATACCTCTTTCATCTGAGGCATTGATATAAAGATAATCACAATTAAGATTATTTGTAATAAGTTTTGCTAATGTAGTTTTTCCTGTTCCAGCAGGACCATAGAAAATAAGATTTTGAATATCGTTTTGATCTAGATATTGTTGAATAGTTTTTTTAATATGCTCATTACCAACATATTCATCTAATCCTTTAGAACGATATTTTTCTACTAGTAAAGTATGCTCTGTTCTATTCATACTTAATCCTTTGAAAACTCAATATTTTTTGATAAAAGTCTATGTTTAAGCATTTCTAATGCATGATATCTTTCTTTAGAATCTACTTCATAGAAAATATTTTGTAAGTCTTGTATCTCGTCTAAAATTCTTGAAGAAGTTGTGTTAAAAAAAACATTTTCAAAGGGTTTTCTTAATTCATCCCAAATCATTGCTATTTTTAAAGGTGACATTTGTTCTTGTTTATTAGGTACAATAATTTTTGAAGCAACTTCTTGATATAATTTAATAGCTTCTTTTTCTTTTTGGGATAATTTTTCAGTTAATTTATTCATTTATAACTTTTTATTTATAACGTAAATATACGAATAATATTTAATATATCCAAATTAA